ACCCTGCAACATGACAAACTTATCACCAGGTGTAAGTTCACCAGGACACTTGCAAGGTGCAGAAACACGACGGCGATAATTGTTCGTACGACGACGCGTCACAACGCGGCGCCGTGCCGGCGCCCGTCGCGTCACACGGCGACGACGAGGGGCTCGTCGAATATTGGTTTTCGAACGACGGTACGCCATCTGTGTTCTAAGCTCAATAAAATGAGTAATGAGAGAAAAAGAGAGAGAGAGAGAGCTACTAATTCACTGGACATCTTCTAGTTTGCACTGAACATACGTTCAGTTCTTTCCCAAACTTCAAGTTGGCTCAGCTCAGTAGCTTCTAGGTAATAATGTGGTTGAGGGCTAGTGAGCCAAAACCACGGACCTAGAAGCTATAGACCCATTCGGAAATTTTCCATGTCGATCACAAGCAAATACCGAGCGTGGGTCTTCACCTTGAACAACTACAACAGCGCCGATGAACAGCACATCCAGTCCCTTGTCAAGTCTCTCTCTCGGTACATCATCTACGGAAGAGAGATCGCTCCCGAAACGGGTACGCCTCATCTTCAAGGATACGTCTACTTCCACAACCAACGCCAGCGAAAGGCAGTCGCAAGACTGCTTCCTCGTGCGCGTGTGGAACCGGCTAATGGTTCGGCTGAAGCAAACAAGACATACTGCACTAAGGACGGCAACTTCTACGAGCACGGAGAGATCCCGATGGAGAAGAGCCTGGCGCAATGCAAGGGTGGCGCCGGAAACGCTGCTCGTTTCGGAAGAGCGATCGAGCTTGCTCGAGCAGGAAAGATTGAGACAGTTCGGGAGGACGATCCCCAGATGTATCTCCTTCACGGAATACGGCTGGAGTCCCTCTACGCCCCCGACACTGGACCCATGGACGGCGAACTACTACACGAATGGTGGTGCGGTCCTTCCGGCAGCGGGAAGTCTCGGATGTTATGGGAACTATATCCCAAACACTTCGCCAAGGCTCTCAACAAGTGGTGGGACGGATACCGGTTCGAAGATGTGGTTGCCATCGAAGAATGGTCACCCAAAAACGACTGTACTGCGTCAGCACTCAAAAAGTGGGCCGACAGATATCCCTTCCCGGGAGAGATCAAGGGTGGTTGCCTCCAACACTTGCGCCCGAAAAAGCTCATAGTGCTGAGCAACTACACACCTCAACAGTGTTTCATCAACTCTGAAGACCTAAACCCGATACTGCGAAGATTCACAGTCATCCACTTCCCAGACCAAATGAGCCATGCGCAGTTCCGCGCAGTCGACATTCCAGTTGGGTTACCCCTTTTAGAATCCCCGATAGATATCGTCGACCCTGAAGTGGACCTACCGGACATGAGTTTAGATGGAGATTTCTTTGACCTTTAACTTGGGCTTGCTCAACGCAAGCTCCGCTCTTTATAATCCGTTGTTATTTTCTCTGTTGTTATTTATGTTTAATTACGGCCTTCCGACCTCACTGCTTCGCAGCTCGACGGCCTACTACAAACACTTCCCCTGCGTCGCCGACCTCGCTACGCTCGCAGCGGCTCCTGCCCCCCTAAAGGGGGGAGCTCGCTTCGCTCGTCTCAAGATTGTCTATTCAATCTGTGTTTTGTAAGGGTTAGGGTTTAGATGTTGAAGTATACGTTATACGTTATGTGGACCACATACGTATACATACAAACATCAAGAGTGTATAGATTTGACTTGCATACTCTATACTATAGAGTACACCAGTACTAAACGTCCCCCCCTTACTACAGGGGGACGTAGTGGATGGAAGGGTACGGACAGCGTATGAGAAGGGTAACCTTCCTCATTCTTCAATCTGCCGAGTACCCCCAAGTGTAACCAGTAACCACCATGGCCAACGCCCGCAACCAGTCCGACCCGCTCCCGCAGGATTCGTCCAACGTCGTCATCTTCCAGATGATGATGCACTACAAACGACGCATGGAGATTGCTGAGGACGAGGCCGAGCACTACAAGAAACGCTCGAAGATCATGGAGGAGATCTGGGAGGATGAGATCAACACGGCTCACGAACGTCTCGATGTCGAGATACGTCGTAACCGTCAGATCATGCGAACCAACCAGCGTGGCGCGTTCATGACGATCCGCAAGCACGCGGCAGGTATGCGACTGATCAACTGCCTTGATGAGATGTTCACCGCGGTTGACCACGCGGGTGCCGCGGGTGAAGACGAGGACGCGCTCGAGTACATCTACCGAGTGCGCGAAGGAGTCCAGGCTCGAGCGGGTGTCGCATTCGAGATGCTCATCGCCGAGCAACAGGACGACGAGTTAGAGACAGAAGAAGAGATCGACCTAACGGGTGAGACTACGGAAGAGGATGAGATAGAACTTTAACAATACACTCACTTGGCTACGCCAGCTCGTTCCTTTCAATGATATATTTAGAATAAGATCCGTAGACCTACAGTCATAGACGCAAGCGTCTATAACCTTCGGTTATTTATAAAAGGGGACTACAACTCGTCATGCATTTCTTCATCAATTTCTTCGATGAAAGGCATAGGGTCACGTCTATTGCGTGACACCTTCTCAAACCTATCCATCCGACGACGTGAGGCCAGTTCGAGTGCTGAACGCAAACCCGAATCTAGTCCACCTCGCGGCTGGTACCCACCAGATGGCATCTGGTTGTGGGTAAGGCGGCCAGTGACACCACTGCGAGGAGCCCGCCTAATAACATTACTCAAAGCATCGCTCATAGGCATCCACTGAGCACCACGTGGTGCACCAGGTGGATAATGAGCTACAGGAACTGAACCTAATATTGAAGCAAACGATTAGGGTTAGCAACGTCGCCAACATTGCGATGGTAACCATCACCCATGTATCGACCGGCGACATAGCGTAACCCTGCACGAGCAACTCCACGACCGATCGAACCCATGAGGTTTCCCAAATTTTCAGGAGTCGCACCTACAGCGTTCATAACTTCTTCAGCATACGACTGCACAGTCTGCCCTTGCTGTTCTTCAGTATGAGCGAAATCCGTCTGAGCAACGGCATGGCTCACAGCATTCAAAACACCACTGCTATACGCGGCTGCCGTACTTCCAATAAGCGTAGAACTCTTATCGGGGATACACTCACTGTGTAGCACAACTTCAGCCTGCAAAGGTGAAATAGACCCAACAGAAGCGGACGCACTGACACCTTCGACTGCTACAACCAACGCGCCCCAACTGAACGGGACATGAAACGTAAGTCCAGCACCGGTAGCATCTGTAGTCTCAGCAACTTGAGGAGCCTGATAACGAAAAGCAGTCTCATCCGTCCACTTATTAATAAGCGTAATCGGAGACTGTGTCAACGAAGCGAGTGTTACTCGTTTATAAAACGTGTAACCACTAATCTCCGTCAAGTTAGAAGCAATCGACGAAACGTTTGCTTGACCAGCTCCAGCCGAATTAAAACTCGTCTCAGTTGCAATCGCAATATGCACAAAACCAGTAGTTGAAGTCGGCGCAAACGGACAACTCAATCGAATAGAATGAGCTGTCGGTCTAAACGCTTCAAACTGACTAACAAAACTGCTGTACTGAGGAGCATTCGACGATGCAGCAGTATTCCACAACCACGACGACGCGTTTTGGCCAACCGCTGCAAAGTTACAACTCTTCACACCGGGATAAAACGCCCACGCATGAGCAAAATTCGCTTGGGAAGCTGCAGCAGTCGTCAATTGCAAATTATACTGTAAAGGTGTCGCAATACTAGGAATAGTACTACTGTCAGGAATCTTCGCCCCAAAATACTTCGTATCAAAAGGGTCACCCTGCAACATGACAAACTTATCACCAGGTGTAAGTTCACCAGGACACTTGCAAGGTGCAGAAACACGACGGCGATAATTGTTCGTACGACGACGCGTCACAACGCGGCGCCGTGCCGGC